GAGGCTAGTAAGGACAGTTGGAAGGACGAGCTATGGACAGTGGTGTTTGTACTTATTCTTCTCATGAACTTCGTTCCTTCTATGCAAGCAGTTATGGCAGAGGGCTTTGCTAACCTTGAGACTACACCACTATGGGTACAGTGGGGAATGTATTGCAGTATAGCAGCCAGCTTTGGCATTAGAACAATCAAGGGGTTTAAAAAATAATGGGATATGTATTAGGTAAGCGCAGCTTAAAGAAACTATTTACTGTAGATGATAGACTTCAACGTATTGTTTATCATGCTATTTCTATAACTAAGCAAGACTTCTCTGTGATCTGCGGCATCCGTACTAAAGCAGAGCAACGCAAGCTCGTTGCATCTGGTGCTTCGCAAACTATGAAGAGCAAACATCTTGATGGATTGGCTGTTGATCTAATGGCCTACAACAATGGTGGCCGATGGGAGTTAAATCTCTATGATGAAATAGCTGACGCTATGGCAGAAGGTGCATCATACGAAAAGATTAACCTTAGATGGGGCGCAGCTTGGCACATCAATGACATTGGTAGCTGTGACTTAACTGCTGACGGAGCTATGAATCAGTACATAGATTTGCGTAGATCACAGGGACGTAGGCCATTCATCGACGCACCGCATTTTGAGATTGTAGAATAATTAGAATTATTTTTTCTGGAAAAAACGACTCGCGGAATATCTATATCTAATAAAATAATAAGACTCACCTGATGTATTTTATCAAGTGAGTCTTATAGTTAATCACATAGTAGAAAGTACAAAAACCTATGCTTAACCTGTAGGTGTTAGTCTCCGATACTATTTTAGGAAGAGACGCGACCGCCTACTGCGCTTAGTGTATGATCCATTACTCCGTACACCCAGCAATCTGCTGAACCTGATTTAGTTCTTTTATTTTTAGCTTTAGGTGCTGGAACTCTCCTTATTTTTCTAACTAAGTTTGCATTAGATAGGTGTGTAAGCTGAGCTGATACTGAATAAGCATTGAGTCCTTTTGATTCTACTACTTCAAAGGCTGTTGCTTCTCCTAGTTGAGCGATTGTTTGCAGTATTATTTTCTGCTGAATGGTTAGCTTATCTTTTACATGCTCTGTTCTTCTGTCGCATGGTGGCCTGTCGCTACGATTGCCTAATTTATATTGCAGTCTTTCGAACTCTAACATCTTATTCATCAGCGTACCTTACCCTCCGCTCATCTGATTTATGTGTGTCAAAGATAACACCATAGTGTCTAGCTGTTGTGACTAGGGTTTCTTTGTTCATGCCAAGTACATCTGCTGCAACTCTGTAGCTAAAGTTTGATTGAGCTAATGATTGCAGTATTTCTATTTTTTCTCGGCGGTGACGGGCTCGTATCTCTGCCCATTGTTCCATGTGAATCTCCTAAAAAGATGGGGCCACGTAGTTAATGCCTAGCGCGGCCCCAAGTGTTGCAGTCTACAACGGAGAACAACTTATCCTAGAACGGAATGTCATCATCTTGCAAGGATAAATCTGGCACTGACTTTGTTTTATCAAAATCTATAGGCGCAGCTCCTTGCTTTTCTGATACTTCAAAGCTCATGTACGGCTTGCCTTCTTTGCTTTTGCGCCACGCTGCTAAACGCATTGGCGTTGGTGTGTCCTCCATCCACGGCCCTGTGTAATCAGGCCGACCCTCGTTGCCCTGCTTGTCATTCTCAAAGAGAACGCCACGCTTTTCGTAAACTTCTATTAAAGTTTTGCCTGCTTTAGTTGAGGTCTTAACTAATACTACGTTGGCATCTTGCCCGTTGGTATTGATCTTACCTTGCAAGATCATCTGCTGCTGGTCGAAGGGCTTGAACGCTGCCCCTCTATTATTGTTGTCAAAATTTGCCACGCTTCTGGCTCCTTAGTTTATGTATTGTATAGTTGCTTTTCAAGTTGACGTAACTTATTGCCAACTGATCTAATTGCCACGCTTTCTTCGTGGCCTACCTCCTTATCTGATCTTACTTTCATATTTTCTAGTATGTAAGTAAGCATCCATTGAACTTCTGGTAAGCTAAATTTAATGGATCCTTTTGCCATGTTACCACCCTTCTTCTTTTGCGCCGCTATCTGCAGCGTACTTGTTCCCATCCATCTTTCCGAGAAAAACGTCTGAGTTAAACCCTAAGTGTGATAGGGCTTTCGTTAGGCCGTCAGTGACAGCCATCTTGGGTGCGTCCTCTGCGAGTCTGCCTTTAGCAGCGTCGAAAAGTTTGCGGCATCCTGTGAAGGGGCCGAACGCATTTATTAATTCACCATGCCATACTTGCACATCTGCAACTACAACTTTGTCACCATTGGATAGATCAACAAAGCTAGTGCGATTGATCCATCCCCAGCCCTGACCTACTGGGCCGAACTGTTTTGTGGCACACCTGATCTGATACATAGGATCAATGGCAGTGAAGGAACGTGAGCCAAAGCTAACCTTCTTTAAGTAACGAGGGTCTGACTTCTCGACTGCATCCCATAGTTCTAAATTGTTAGTTGTCATGGTACTTCTCCGTTGTTAGTGTGAAGTGGGGGCGGTTTTCTTAAACCCATATCTGCGCTTGATACAGTTCGACATTGCCGCCTCCACGATTTACTTGGCCTCTATTATTCTAAGTGATCCATTCTTGCTGCGCTTTATAGACAGTAACTCACTGTAAACTTCTCGCTCATTCTCATTAACAAGTTGCTTTAAGTCTTTCTTACTAGATTCAAATAGCTTGGCTTCGTCTTTGTATTTAATGTAGTCAAATGCTGCGCAGACAAAACCGTTTTCTTTGCTGGCATCACGCTTAACCATTCCATCCACTGAGATTTTATCTTGCGAAACGGAGATGTCGGGTAAAAGATAATCCGGCTCTGATCTGCTAGTAACATGTTGCCAGAACTCTGACACCAATTTCCACATAGAATTTTGATACTCGATATTTGCCGAGACAAACGCTGACTCCCACTTGCTGTTGCCAAAGATTGCTGAAAGATAGCAACCCTCGAAACCAAAACCTGTTAATTTACTGCGTGATAGCCAGAGGTAACATTGAATCTGCGGCATGTAGTATTCTATAAGTGAATCCATATTGTTGAATTGATTAGTGTGCTTTGCTTCTACTAAATTACTGCCAAACGATGCGTCTATTGTGCCTTTGATTGGTACTGTTATTCCATCTGTATATAACGGTTCCTGAAATTCTTTCTGATGATTGCTAAGCACTACATCGTGCTGTCTTTCAAACCATTCTAAGTTAAAGTCTTCTGTTAGCATGCCTAGTTGCACTGCTATATTATCATACAAATCTTCTGACTCACGCTTGCCTGTTTTTATTTCCCATAACTCTAGCCACTTGCCTTGCATAATCTTGACGCAATCCGAGCCTCCTATAAATCCTTTGCGTTCCATACTATTCTCCTTCTTGTTGGTTGTACTGCATATGTGCAGCGGGTGCAAGGTAATTGTTTAAGTCTTCTTGTGTTACTGAGGTGGTCATCAGCAATGTTTCTTTCTTGTGTCCGTACAGGTAGCTATCGCAGATAGCGTCACCTCGCTTTACACGGCCTTCAGTAATAATGTACTCGCGGTCTACCCTAGTAGCAGGGCCGTCAATGAGAACCACTCCTGAGCCACGCACAGACACACCCTTGGCTGCTTGAGTAAACTTCTCAATGACAGGGAGGGTGCGCGACTTGGCTTGGCGTGTAGTTTCTTTGATGATAGACTCTAAGTAATGGTTCATAAGGTTAACATCTGCATCGGCAGGAATGTTAGCATTGATTGCTTCGATGGTATCAATCGCAACAATCATTGGGTCAACGCCATTGGGCGGCGTAAACCTAGTAAGCACAGAAGCTTTGAACCACTGTTTGATGTGTAGTATTCTTGTGTCATAGTTCATTAAGTCCACCCCAAGTTTCGTCAGCCACATCGTCGAGCCATCTCTCACCATTGAGCCATGTAGACGGGTGTGGAATGTATTGTTTTTCAGTGCTGCGAGAATTGGCACTAAAAATTTTTACCGCTGAGAGTACTTCATCTGCGGTAGCCACCTTCATAGCAGTGGCATAAGCTTTGCGTGCTGTGTTCTTAGCAATCTTGCGTGGATACACAGACCAAAAATCATCGAAGCTACAGTCATACAAAACCGTTAGTTCTTTGATAGGTTCTATTGGTAGATTAACATTGGTAGGTTCTACACTCACAGGGAGCGTACTGCTATGCTCTGTGTGATCATCACTACGCTCTACGTGAGCATCGGTGTTGCTCACTCTGAGCGTATAGAGTGTAGATGTATTCTTGCGCTTGGTTCTATAGATGAAGCTGTGTTCCTCCAAGTACGACAGCTTGCGAGTGATGGTAGCCATGCTCATTTCTGTGTCTTGGCAAAGACGAGCGTAGCTAGGCCAGCATTGATTGGATTCTTTGTCTGCCCTGTCAGCGAGAGCAATAAGTAATAGCTTGGCAAGCGGATCGCCAACCAAACTATTCATGGCAAGAGCCATATGTTTAAAGGCCATTAAAACTGGCTATCAAATGCTGCTTGTCGAGTGAGGTAAGGGAAGTCTAAGGGTGTAAGTTCTGGCATGGTGTAAGGTTCCTTGTCTGTGCTTATAAGTTTACGCACACGAAAGAATCCTTCATGTTCTGGGTACTGTGCCATAAACCATCGGGCAAAGTATGGTCTGTAATTATTGTTTAGCTTGAACTCTTCGGGTGTTGCCTGATTAATTGACATCTCCCAGCGCATGCGTTCTGAGATTGCATAAGCACTATATGTTTTAAAGCCAGCATTGATTGCCTCAAAGGTAAAGCCAACAAATAAAACCCATACCTGTGGGTGTTTAGCTATGAAGGCTTCTGCTTGCTCTTCAATCTGGTCCTGTCTTGTGTAGTTCATGTTTGTTCTCCATGAGTTGAATGAATGTTTCACCGCTAAGTATGACTACTACTTGCGGGTCGCCCTTCTTACGTTTGTAGAAAGCAATGTCCCTTTTATCTAACACACTGAAAGGGCTAGGAAAATTGCTCAGGTCACGGTATTTTACTTCACCTACCAGTTCGTGTCCCAAGAGGTTGAGCTTGATGTCTCCGCGATACTTTCCTCCCAATGCTCCTGAGAGGGGCTGGCGTTCACAGTTGATGCCGATTTTTTCGAGCCACGTGATGAACCACTTTTCATGGTACGTCCCTTTAGACTTATTTTTGTTTGCCATATGTCTCTCTCGTAACAGTTAAGGCAGATGAACCAGTGTCTATTGTTGCCACCTTGCCCATCGTTTTTAAGTAGTGCGACGAACCATTCAGTTTTAACCTCACAGTTATCACACGTTGCTATTCCGCTTTTTAATTTCGATTTCGTACCCAAGTGCATCCAACCAACACATCAGCATAAATCCAGAAGGGATTCGTTTGTGTGTTTCCCATTTGTGGATGAGTGATACAGTACAACCTATGTTATGTGCTAGTGCTTCTTGACTGTATCCTTGCTCATTCCTCGCATGAATCAATCCCTCCATTAGATCGTCGTAATGTTGAGGTATCGTCACTGGATGATTGAAGTGCGTGAAAGTTTTCAATGGATCGGATCACTTTTATAGCTGTGTCATACCTTAGTTCATTTGTTCCGTTGATTGCTCTATAGTATGTTGACGTAGGAATGTCTGCTGCTTTGAATGATTCAAGCAGAGACACTTGTTGCGCCTCTGCTCTTTCTTTGAGTTCTTGAAGATATGTTTTCATACTATGTAACTGCATTAACGCAGCTACTATGTCAACCTATAGGTTGTCTGGTGATATTGATAACTCATTATTAATGATATCACGGATCATAGTATCAACTTCGCTTTCTTGTGCGCTAGTTAAAGTAGTGTCTTGGTCTTGTAGTTCTATTTTTGATTTGTAATCAACCAATTGTTTCTGCACTTCAGCTGAAACCATGATTGATAAATGCTTGTTGATTAAAAGTAAGATGTCAGTGTTCATTGTAGTTCTCCTGTTGGCGAACACCGCCTGTGCCTGCACAGTTACGGCATTCAAATGAAGTCGTATCAATGTAACCACTGGCTACACTGAACGACATTGATACTGGGCGGGATACACTTATGTACCCGTCACCCAAGCATTGGTTGCAAGTTTCTAATTCTTCAGTAGGGGATGGAGTCGTCAATAGTTGGAGGCTCATAGTTATCTT